AGCACCCAGCGGTGTCGATTTGGCGGGCGGCGGTGGGGACGGCGGACGCGCTGGCCAAGCAGTTTGGGTTGACACCGGCAAGCAGAGCACGGCTGGGGCTGGAGGAGGAGAGCGACGAGCCTAGCCTGGCCGAGGTGTTGTTTGGGGAGGCGGCACGGCATGCGAAATGACAACGGCGTGATGGAGAGTGAGATGCTGCGACAAGTAAAGCCGGTGCGCAATGGGCATTAGTGAGGCGTGGCTGGAGCAATACCTGCCTACCTACGGTGGCGTGGCGGTGGATGTTGGGGCGAACCACGGCGGTTGGACGCGCGAGCTGGCGCGGCGCTTTGAGACGGTGTATGCGGTGGAGCCGAACCCTGCGCTGGGTGAGGAGCTGCTGGCGATTGGGGGGAACGTGGAGGTCTTGGCCGTTGGTGCATGGAGGGTGCCGGAATGGTACGAGTTCACGACCTATGCGCAGGATTTGCACTTAAGCGCGTTCTTCGACCATGGCGGCATCAATACGGGTGAGCCGATTGGCAGTGTGCGGCTTTGGTGCCAACCGATAGACGAGATGCCGATTGAGGGGCGGGTGGACTTCATCAAGATCGATGTGGAGGGGGCGGAGGGAGAGGTACTGCTGGGTGCAGAACGGACGATTCAGCACGACAGGCCGCGCATGATTATCGAGGTGCACACATACCTCAAAGGGCTCATGATCGAGGGGCTGCTGAAGGTGTGGGACTACGCGGTGACGGCCGTGCGGCATCCCGCCTACACGGAAGTGCCTGGCGACGTAACACTATGGGATGACCACTACTGGCTGGTGTGCGATCCAAATTGAGCATAGAGGACGCATTTTTCTTTGACGAACGGGCAGCAGAAGGGGCGGTGCGCTTCTTCGAGCGTGTGCTGCTGCATACGAAGGGCGAGTGGGCGGGGCAGCCATTTGCATTGCAGCCGTGGCAGCGCGACGACGTAATTCGCCCGCTGTTTGGCTGGAAACGGCGCGTCGACGGCCGCAGACGCTATCGGTATGCGTACCTGAGTTGGCCACGCAAGAATGGCAAGAGCACGTTGGCCTCTGGGCTTGCGCTGCAACTGCTGATGGCGGACGGCGAAGGCGGGGCCGAGGTGTACTCAGCGGCAAGTGACCGGGCGCAGGCGGGGATTGTCTTTGACCAGGCGAAGGCGTTTGTGCAAGAGAGCCGGCTGCTGCGCGATGCGGGAGCGAAGGTGTACAAGAACGAAATTCACGCGCCCAGTCACAGCCGCTACAAGGTGCTGAGCGCCGATGCGTTTACAAAGCACGGCCTGAACCCGCATGGAGTTGTCTTTGACGAATTGCACGCACAGCCGAACCGTGAACTTTTCGACGTGTTGCGCACGGGTATGGGCGCACGTACGCAGCCGCTTTTCGTAATGATTACAACGGCTGGCTATGACATGCAGAGCATCTGCGCAGAACAGTACGAGTATGCGCGTCAGGTGCGCGAGGGGACGGTGATTGACCCTGGCTACTTTGTGCACATTACCGAGGCGGAACGGGAGGATGACTGGACAGACCCAGCGGTGTGGCGCAAGGCGAACCCGAGTTTGGGCGTGACGGTGAGTGAAGAGTTTCTGGCAGGCGAATGCAAGCGTGCGCTGGCATCACCATCTTCACAAAACGCTTTTCGGCAGTTGTATCTTAACCAATGGGTAAGCCAGGAGAGCCGCTGGCTGGACATGGGTGCGTGGATGGCGTGTTCGGCGGGGGCGCCTGACCTGACGGGGCGACTCTGCTACATCGGTCTTGACCTAGCGAGCGTGGGGGATGTGGCGGCGGCCGTGGCGCTCTTTCCACCACAGGAGGAGGGGGAGCCGTGGTGGGTGCTGTGCAAGTTCTACGTGCCGGGCGACAACCTGATTGAGCGCGGGCAAAAGAATCGCGCGCCATATGATGCGTGGCGGCGCGACGGGTGGCTGACCGTCACCGACGGCAACGTGATCGACTACGCGCGCATCGAGGTTGATGTGATGGCGTGGGCGGCGCAGTACCAGGTGCGGCAGGTTGGGATGGATCCGTGGAACGCTCAGCAGATGAGCCAGAATCTGACGGCGGCGGGTTTGGAAGTTTGGGCGGTGCGACAGACCTTTGCGGGGTTGAGTGCGGCCACAAAGGAATTGGAACGGCTGGTGCTGGGTGGACAGGTGGGGCACGGCGGCAACCAGGTGCTGCGCTGGATGGTGGACAACGTGACAGTGCAGCGGGACGCCAATGCCAATATCAAGCCGGACAAGCGCAAGAGCAGGAACAAGATTGACGGGGTGGTGGCGCTTGTGAACGCTTTGGATCGGGCGATGCGCAAGGAAGGGACAGGCCCCTCAGTCTATGAGGAACGTGGCGTCCTGGAACTTTAGGAGGCGGGTGATGGTCGAACCGGAGCGGATTGAATTGCGGGTGAGCGGCACAATTCTCGGCGTGATTGACAGACACGCACAGCAGATGGAAATCAAGAAGGGCGACAAGGTGTATATGATTGACTTGATTGCGGCGTTGGTTGGCGGGTCTGCGCTAATCCTCGAGCGGGTATTGCACCCGGAGTGTGATGAGGAGCTGCCACGTGCGTATTCTGCTGAGTAGTAACGCCCCTCATTGCAGCACGGGCTACGGGGTGCAGGTAAAGAGTCTTCTACCGCGGCTCAGTGCGCTGGATGTGGTGGGCGGGGCCGAGAATATCGGCATCTTTGCGTGGTTCGGCGTGCAGGGTGGACTGACCCAGTTTGGCCCTCACGTCATGTATCCTGGTCACTCGCACCCGTACGGGACGGACATCATTGGCCACCACGCCAAGCACTTTGGAGCGGATGCCGTGATTACGCTCATCGACGTGTGGACGCAGGAGGAGGTTGGGCAAAAAGTCGCCCCTGCGCTGTGGCTGCCGTGGTTTCCGGTGGACACGGAGCCTGTGTCACAGCGCGTGCTGGCGTCGTTGGAAGGTGCGGCTCGGCCTGTGGTGTATTCGCGTTTTGGTGAGCAGATGCTGCGCGATGCGGGTATGCCCTGCGCATATGTTCCGCACGGTGTGGAGCCGGAGGTGTTCCGGGTGCTGCCGGAGGAAGTCGTGGCACAGTTCCGGACGGCAGTGTTTGGGAATGCGCCGCATGTAACAGTGATGGTGGCGGCCAACAAGGGCTTCGACCGCAAGGCATTCCAGGTGCAGCTCAAGGCGTGGGCGGCCTTTGCCGACGAAGAGCCGGGGGCAATGCTCTACATCCACACCGACCCGACAACACAGGCGGCGGGAATGGACTTGCAGGCGCTCGTCGCGGCGCTCGACATCTCCGACCGCGTCGTCTTCCCGGATCGGTACTCATATTACCTGGGCTACCCGGCGGAGTACCTGGCGATGATCTACAACGCCGCCGACGTGCTGCTTGGGGCGAGTATGAGCGAGGGCTTCGGGATTCCCTTGATTGAGGCGCAGGCGTGCGGCACGCCAGTGATTACGACCGATTTTGCGAGCATGCCCGAACTGGTGCGTTGGGGCACGGCGACCGAGCCGGCGGACCTATTCTGGGTTAGCGGGCTGGAGAGCTGGTGGGCATGGCCCAGCTGGCGTGCGATTCGGGATGCGCTGGGCAATGTGGGGCGCATGAAGGCCGCCGCTTCGTCCTCGAAGCAAGAGGCGGTGCACAAGGCAATTGTAGAGCAGTACGGGTGGGACGTGGTGGTTGAGAAACACTGGAAGCCGGTGCTGGAGGAGGTAGGAGCGATGGAAGGAATATCAGAGAATGCCCACAGCGAGTAAGTTGACAGTGCGTTTCGGCGGGTTAAACAAAGGAGCGGCTACGATGGTGATACGGATTGTGCCGACAGTGCGGTGGATGGTGCGCACACGGATTGCGATCATGCTCATTAGGCTGGCGACGTGGGTGCTCGGTGTGGGGTTGCGGGTGGAGGAAGAAACCGAGGTAGACGATGGATCGAAGTGACGTGCTGGTGGTGCTTGGAGTGTTGCTGATCGGCGTGGCGCTTTTCTATCTGGTGGGGTGGGCGGGGGTACTGGCGTGGTGCGGTTTCCTTCTGCTGGCGGTGGGGGTGGCAGAGGCGAGACGGCGCAATGCGTGATAGAATGCTGAGAGCAGAGCCAACCGCACGTCCAACCGAAATGAGAGGGGGAAGTGATGAAGCGTACCGTCATCGCCGTTGGAACAGCGTTCTTTCTCGTTTTGGGCGTGGCGCTAACTGCATTAGCGCAGAGCGGCGCGCTGGCCGGGCTGCTCAATCCGCTCGTCGTCAAGATTCAGCAAGCGGTACCGGTCGAACTGACAGTGACCGCGGCACAGGACGACGGGAGCGTCATTACCTCGACCGTTCCCCTCACCGTTGGCGTCGACCTTGTCATCATAATTCAGGGTAGCCAGGTGGTCAGTCTCACGGCGGACACCAGCGAGACGATTGTTGCCGTGCAGGCGTTGCCTGTGGGAGAAGAAATGGTTGATGCAAGCGGCATTCCCTATACACTGGAGTCAATGGATGGTTTTGTGTTGAGCGCGGTGAGTGGGGAGACGCCAAAATCCGAAAAGTTCAGGCTCAGCGGTGAGTTGCTCAACGAGGGCGATAGCGAAGGGCATGTACAGATTGCAGTGACCCTGTACGATGCACAGGGAAACATCCTTGATGCACGTTCGACAACTCCCGCTCTGTATCCGTTACCGCCCGGTCGATCGAGTGCCTTTATCATGAATCCAGGCAGTGTGGACTTTGCCGACGTAGCCGTGTATCGAATTCAGATTGCGCCGTATTAGGGCACAGGCGACCGGGATATCACATGGCCGAGTTCTGTTACGACTGTATCAAAAAAGTGTTTCCGGAGGTTGACCCACACAACAACGACCTTGCACATGGCGTAGAGGGCGAGGTTGCGTTGGAGGTGTGTGAGGGATGTGGCAAAGGTTGGTTCGACTGGCTGGGGCGCCGGACGGTTGTGGCGGATGAGCCACTGGCTGACAACGCGACTGACGCCGATTAAGGTGCACAAGCGGTATTGACAGCGTAGCACAATAGGTCTACACTACAGGTAGTTGCAGGCGCGGTGTTCCAGCCGCCCAAAAATCATATTCTCCCGAGACGCTTAGACGCAGTGGAGAGGTGAAGGTACCTCTCTTCGGCGTCTTTTTTGTTTTCCGGGGTTCGGTGTGTCGCTGATACGACGCTGGCTGGGTGATACAACACAAGATCGGCGGGGCCTGCTGGAGAACATG